AAATCAGGTGCAGTGTCAGCGCCAGCATCGTTATTTTCAATAATGACCTGATCGCTTGTGTCAGCACTGAACAGATGCAGTTGTGCTGCTGCCGTACCAGTACCTAGCTGGAAGCCTGCCGCCGTAACCTTGGCGACATACGTTCCAGCAGCCGTAAAGCCCAGCTCATTTGTACCGGCGTAATAAAGACCAGTAGTGTTTGAGCCGCTTTGGAAGCTGACGGTTGGAGCCGCTGCCGTCCCATCGTTCAACGCATTGTGCAGCGTCTTAAAAGTGATCTTCTTGTTTCGATCAGCACTTAGCCCCTCATCAATATCGACGATGGGAAAAACATCATCCGCAGCAGGCAAAAGCTGTTGCGTCAGTTGGGATATTTTGCGATCAGCCATTAGCCAGCCTCCAGGGTTTCAATGCGTGTCGTCAATGCAGCAATCTCAGCAAAAGCTTCCTGCAATGCAGCGGTCAATAGTGGCACCAATTTGCCTTGGTCAATGCCCTGGTAAATAGGATCGCCGTTGCTATCAACTTCGTCTTTTGTGCCAGTAACAGACTCTGGAACAACAGTTGCAGCCTCGTGTGCCAGGAATCCATCAACTGTTTTTTCTGGAGCGCCGATGAAGTTAAACCGCCTGACGGCTAGCTGATTTAATCGTGTTTTTGCACCGGTAAGCGCAACTACGTTTTCTTTCAAACGGTAGTCAGAGCCTGTGTTGTAAGCAGTGCTGTTCGTGGTGACCGAGATTGTGCCAGTAGCAGACCCGTTGTAGTGAAATCCAACAATGTTGCCCTGATTAGTATCGCCAGTCCCGTGCCTGTTTAACGCAATACATTCAGCAAAGTTGCCGATGTTAATTCGGCCACTATCTGTAAATTGAATACCGGTAACGTTATTTGTAACAGGGTTGGTTGTTGTCTTCCACATCAACGACGGGCCACCGTTCCCGCTCGTAACTAACCCGTTGTTATCACCAATAAAAAGCCTGTAAGTACCTTCTGTTGCGAGCCCGATCGTGTTCGCTGAATAGCGATACCAACCAGTGTCTGTATCACTTGTGAAACCAAGCGAAGGTGCTATAGCCGTTCCATTACCGATCGTGATGCTGCTAGCTGTGCCAAGCTCTAAAGCGCCATCAAGACCGCGAAGATCAATCCAAGCGGTATTTGTACTATTCCTAATCTTTAACTTGTTACTTGTAGTGTCTGCCCAAAATTGATACGCAAATGTTGTAGCCGGTGCAGTCGAGCCACTGTGGTTCGTAAAAACCGCAGCTAACTGCGTATTTAAATCGGCCCTAAATGCTGACCCACTAGCATTAGCGCAACTGCCGTCTGCCTGAGCCATGAGATTGCAGGATTAAGCTTGCTTTGTCCCGTATCCTACTGCAGCATATTGGAATTGCCGATTTACCTGGCCACCACTGGAGTTCCTGAAAGTAACCGTAAAGCCTGTTGAGGTTGGTGCAGTCATCGTATAAAAGTCCCCAGCTTCCATGTCAAAAGGCGAAATTGACACCGCAACCCTGGTGTTATCGTCCACATAAAATGCGTTGTCGAACGTAATTACTCTTGGGCCAGACGTTCCAGAAGCAAAAATGTTGCTGTTTTCTGTGCGCCGCTCAAACTGCACAGTGGCTCCAAGCTTGTCCACAATTGGAGTTTGATCAGGATGCAGCGCCTTTAGCTCTGCCTTGAACTGGAACTGCCTTGCGCTGAAATTGCCATTCTCTAATGGAATCCACGGGCCAAAGACAAGGTTTGATTCTTGGAAGATCTTGTCGTTACTACCAACAACAGGAGCTTCTAAGTCATCTGCAATCAACGTGTCCCCGCTTTGCGTGATCAACGTGTCGTCGTTTTGTGCCTTAAGAGTTTTGATAAACCCAGCAACCGTTTGGTTTGTCTGGATAATGTCTCCGCCTTGCGTAATTAATTGATCGCCAGCCTGAGTAACAAGGTTTTGGTCAGGAAGGACCGTATCCCCAAACAGCAAGTGGTCACCGTCTTCAGTTAAAAAATACTCTTCTTGCGTTATTTGGTTCGTGGTTCGGAAGTAAACATCAGCAGTTGTGTCATCAACCAACGTGCCATCAACATCACTCCATGTATCAATTAACGCCGTGCGATTATCAATCGTATCTAGCGGGTATAAACCGCGAGAAGTCAGAACACGTCTTAGGTCAACACTATATTTGCCACCTAAATCCAATATCTTCTCGAAGTGATAAATGCCAGAGGTGCCTCGCGTTCCAACAAAATCAACTGATGTCAGATCGTCAAACGTGCCTGAGATCTCGTCGATTTTGCCGTCACCGTCAAGAACAAGACCGTCATACTCGCTGTCGTAATAAACGCCAAAGCCTTCGCCCAGAAATGGCTTTACGTTTGAAGCTGGTACGTCTTCTCGAAGCAGTTCAAAGTTGAACCTGGGTATTGCATCTGCGATGTCAAGGCTTACGCCGACCGCATTGGTGCTACGAATACCAAAGATTGTTTCAAATTTTACGAAGTAGGTTCCGTTTATCTGCGGCAGAATTGCAAACGTTGAGTTCGCTAAAACTGTTCGCATAATTGACGTGTTGGCCCAGCTTGCATCTGTCGTGATGTCTGTTGTGTGCCGTATAACTGCACGCAATGATTCTTTGTTAATGCCTGTCTGGCCAATCGCCCAGCGCAAAGAAACCTGATCCTTGCCAACAACCTCAAGCGTTACGTCTGTTGGGTCAGGTGGCGTTGACGGTGATGCTGGAATCGTAAGAACTACCGTTGCGTCTGCTGATTCCTTGGAGCGTGGTGCCGGACCAACTGCACGCACAAAGAGTTCAAAGCTGGTTCCAGGCTTTGCGTTGTCAACAACAAAGTTTGTATTAGTAGTCGTTGTTTCAATAAGGTCTCCATCTCCAATCCTGTATTTAACTTTGAAGAAAATTGCAGTAAACGCACTGCCACGACTCCAAGACGCCGTAATTCGTGTTGTCGTAAGGTCGTCTTTTGTTACATCGGCTGCACTTATAGTTAGATCAACTGGCGCAGGTGGCGCCTCGTCAAATAGCGTTACATCTGCAAACTCAAGCAGTGCATTTTCAGTTTCGACAACGTTGTAAATGTTGTCTACATGCAACACGCCCGTAATTGAATACGTTCCATCCTCGCCTTCGGCGATTGCAAGGCATCTAAATTTCTGATGCTTAACGTTGCTGGCTTGGATTGAATAAACAGTTTCTACCTGTGGCGCAGAGCTGAACGGCGACGAAACGTTAATGACATTGCCGACAGCACTGCTAATCGATTTAGTTTCTGTCGTTCCATCAGACAACACGCAGCTCAACTCACGATTCGTCCCAATTGGCAACGTGATCGCTTGGTCTGCTGTAACAGACGTTGTTGTTGACGCTGAAATGCGACCCGCCAGTCTTGCACCCTGACGCATCGCGTCCGAAACAGCAAAGATCTGACCAGGCATCACCATCAAACCTTCAAGGCCAACAGCAAACGTGACAGTCTCGCCTTCTGTTTCCTCAGAAGCAAGAACCCATTTGCCCATCCGCTGAGCTTGAAACTTGGACGTGCAGCCAAACGCCACAATCTCGCGAATCTGGAAGCCGTATTTATTGACTAGCTCCTTATTCTCAATAACAACAAAATCAGGACGATAGAAGTTGTTTGGATCGTTGTAGCGAACACGTACCCTGGTGCTTCTTGTCTTTAAGGAAGCGCCGTTATAGCTAAAGCCACCACCAACGACATTTGAGTTGGTAAACAGGTGAACAGGTTCCAGTGCAGTTGCTGTGCTGTTTAAAACACCATGGTCAGCAGCTACTTGAACCGTGTCTGATTTCCAATAGGTCATCCCACGGAAAATGCTTGCTAAGTCCTGCAAAACGCTGTACGCATCTGCTGGTGATGCGATCACCGTATTAATTGCAAAACGAGGTTCGGTTTGACCGCCAGTCGTTGGAACACGCTCGTTGCAATATTTAGACAGCTCAATCAAATCAATCCAATTCAGCTCTTCTGTAGAAATAAAATCACCAGCTCCATAACGGCTGTTAGTCACCATGTCGTAAAAACATGCAACCGGGCAGGTCGTATAAGTGCGAGGTAGCAGCTTGCCGCTAAAGGGGAGACCGCCGCTGTAATCCAGACTCCCGTCTTCACGCACCATCGCGCTAGACGGAATCTGCACTTTCATTCCTTTAATATCGTATGCACGAGAAGGAATAGTTTTGAACTGGTCTGTTGAAAGGCTTAGACCGACACAAGCTGTGTGCTTGTACGCCGTCTTAATATCCGTTCCAGCAATAATCGAAGTCCAAACAATCGTGTCGCCTCTGCCATTAGCTAGCGGGATGTCGTCACTTACATCCTCAAGGTCAGTAAACTTGATTTCAAAGGCGTCTTCGGGATTTGCAAACCGCAGTTTCTGCACCCTGATCTGCCAAGGCCCTTCCCCTGTTAAACCAATTCGCTGTGTTTGAAACTGATAACTTGACGTCGAGATTCCTCTAAATTCTTTAAATCCTTGACCGTCAAAAGTTATGGTATTAAACGCGCTATTTTTGCTTTTAACTAAAACCCTGATTCGTAACGCTGCAGGGAATAACTGCCCTCTGGCAAGACCTTCAACTGCTGTTGAAAATAACCTTGGGATTGTAAAAAGCAGTTTAACAAAGTTAACTTTTGGGTCGGTAATTGTTTTAACAATATTGCCGTTACCGTATTTTCTTACTTCAACCTCATTGTTCTCATTAAGCTTTTCGCTGTAGTTTTCGCCAACCTGCGTGTTTACGGCAATGATCGTAGTGGTTGAGGTTGCAAATTGATCGGTTAATTCGATCCTAGTTTGGGTAGTTGTCCCCTTGCGTATTGCAAAATCGCTTGACAAAACTGCCTTTTGGTCAGCAGAAGTCTCGTCAAGAAAAATGCTTTTGTTGCTTTGCGATGCAAGACCCTGGATCGGCCCCTCACACAGGAGGTCGATCAGCTTAATAGAGGATTCTGAATTTAATGCCATGACTTAATCAAGCAAGTTATACCCAAAAGCATGGACGCGGAACTGCGTCTGTGCATCGGTGTCAACCTCCATAATAGTAATTTTTAGTCTTAATTTTTTATCGCTTTCCACTTTTGTCCATTTAAGCCTTTGCCCGTAAAAATAATTTTGTGTTGTTTCCAGGTATCCTTGAATGCTGTTTTCAGCAGACGCCACAATAGGGTTACTACCGCCACTCTTTGAATGTATTACCTCTATGCGGTATTGGATAAAGCCATCAATTTTTGTTGAGGCTCCTGACGCCCCAGAATGCCCAAACAACCCTTGTTTTACTTCAAATATAACGTCAAATACATCATCTTTAGTTCCGCGAACATCAATTTCGCTAATTTTTTCTTTCTGGCCTTCCGTCAAAGAGTTATTCAAGCCAGGGCCAAACCCAATGTTAGCGTCAACAAC